GCATGGCGAGCGTCGTCCCGGCGGTCACGCCGGTGTTGTCGGTGACGGCCCTCATGGGATCTTGTTGCCGAGCGAGCCGACCAGCCGGACCTTCGTGACTTCCCACATCAGGCCCGAGAACCGCTCCGGCTCGATGTTGTCGTCCACGAACCGGCAGCGGTAGTAGTAGGTCCCGGTCCACGTCACGACGGCCGCAGCGGCCGGCGCCGTCGTCATCGTCACCACGCCGAGGGCGCCGAGCGTGAACGGGGCCGATACGCCATTGACGTACACGGCCGTGATTGCGTTCGGATTCATCACGGGCTCCACGAACCCGCCATAGGACCGGGCAAGCTGGAAGACGGTGTTCGTGCCATTGCCGACGCCGATGCCCTGCGCCGTCACCGAGTTGTCCTCGGGGTGCGTGAACAGGAAGGAGTCGCCCGACCCGCTGCGGAGCATGAAAAATCCGAGCAGGTTTTGGAGCTCGACGTTCACGGAGTCGGAGCGAAGGACCTCGAACTTCAACTCGATGTCGTAGATCGGGTACTGCCGAAGCTGGATGCGCTGCTCCATGCCCGACGCCGCTTGCTGCGACAGGGTCATGAAGTTCGGCTTCCACTTGACGGCGATGTCGAGGCCGACCAGCGATGGGAAGACTGCGTTGGACATTCAGCGCCTCAGAGGAAATTCGGCCGGAAGTTCGCGCCGCTGTACCGTCCTGCCACCACGTCCGCGATCTTGCTGCCATGGCGTCGGAGGAACTTGGCAACGTCCTCCGAGTCATTGGCGTGGACGTGGAACGTCGCGCCGCCGCCGGCATCGCCGCCACCGCCCCCGGACTTGCCGAGGTTGCGGATCGTGTCAGCGTGTTCCTGCGGCAAAATCATCTCGCGCGCGTGCGCCTGCACCACCGGATTCACGCCGGCGGGGATGTCGTACCCGTCCTCCGCGTAGGCGGAGACGGCGACGTAGGCCGCGGCAGCGGCGGCCGGGCCAAGGATCCAGCCCACGAAGGGGATCGCCGCAGCGGACTGGTAGGCGGCCGAGGCAGCCATCGCCGCATCGCTTTGCACGGTCGCGGCCTGCGAGGTCTTCTGGACGATGAGCTTCACCGCCTGATCCGCGATGAACTTCGCCAGCATCTTCTCGCTCGCCTTGATCGCTTCGTCGGCAAGGTCGATCTCGAGCTTCTTGCCGGCCTGCGACCAGTTCTGGGTGCCCTTGATGAGCCCGTCGAAGGAATGGCCGAAGGCGTTGCCGATGCTGTCAGCGGCCTTCTGGTAGGTCTTTTGCTCTTCCTCCATCGCCTTCACGGTGAGCTTGGACTTGTCGTCCGCGGCCTTCGTGTCAGCCTTCAGCTTCTCCGTGAGGTATTGCTGGTGCTTCTTGAGGTCATCGCCGTACAGATTGGCGAGTGCGTCGAACTGCTCGGCGTCGATCCCCCGGATCTGGTCCACGAACGCGCGCTCTTGCGCGAACGCCTGTTCCTTGGAAATCTGGCGCAGCGCCACCGCTTCGTTGAGCGCGCGCCGCTCTTCCTGAACCATGGCGCGCTTCGCTTCCGCGTCCGCCTTGATCTCCGCCTCCCGCTCCCCGAGCAGGTCGGCCATCGCCTTCTTCGAGTCCTTCTCCGCCTCTTCCGCCGTGGCGGCCATGGCGCTCAGGATGTTCTTTTGCAGCGCCGCGTACTGCTCCGTTGAGAGCTTCGCAACGTCGATGGAGTCCATCACCCGCTGCCAGAACGCGACCTCTTCCTCGCCGGTCGCCGGGTCCAGCGCGGCCTTGCGCGCGAGCTTCATCTGCTCGAGCGCCGCCGTCGCTTCCTTCAGCGCCGCGCCCGGGGCGCGGTTGGCTTCCTTCTCCGCCTCGGCCGTCTGTTGCAAGGCGCGGAGCATGTCCAACTGCGCCTGCGAATACTTGCCCGTCGCCGCCATCAAGTTGATGCGCGTGTCGATAAGCTGCGACTCCGCGGCGCCGGACTCCTTCAGGATGTCCAGCATCGCCTTGTCGATCTCGCCCGTGAGGTCCGGCGCCTTGCCCTTCTGGCGCTTGCCGATGTCGTCGCGCTTGACCGACCCGACCTCCGCTTCCTTGTGTTCCTTCTCCGCGCGCATGGCCTCCTTGTGGGCCTCTGCGAGCTTGTGCTGCGCCATGGCGGCTTCTTCGCCAGCCGTTACCTCAGTCCAGAGGTAGCCGATGGTGTCGCCCATCGACGTGAAGAACTCCCCTGCGGAGTCCTTCACGGTAATCATCGCGTCACCGATCTCGAGCAGCGCGTTCTTGATGCCGAGCTTGACGCTGTTCCACGCCTTTTCCAGACGCTCCGCCTTCTCCGCCATGTCCGTCGTCACGACGGCGGCGCGACCCCCGGCCTCGGCGTATTCCTCGAGGAACTTGTTCAGTTCCGGCCCGGTGCGCCCGAGCAGCGCCATGGCGATCTCGTTCTTCTCGAACCCGGGAGCGGACTCGCGCAGCGCCGCGGCGACTTCCTTGAACAGCGTGGCCGTGTCCTTCGCCTTGCCGTCGGCGGTGTTGAGGGACACGCCGAGGGCGTCGAAGGCTGCGGCCTGCCGGGTCGTGTCGTCGCCGGCCTCCCCGATGGCGCGCTGGAACTTGTAGATCGAGCTACCGATGGTGTCCAGCGACGTACCGGACTCGGTGGCGACCTGACGCATTACGTCGAGCTCTTCGACCGCTACGCCGGTCTGCTTCGACATGGTGTAGAGCGAGGCGCCGACCTCGACGAACTGCTCGCCGGCAATCCCCAGAACCGCCGCCGGCAGCGCGACGGCCATGGTGGTCGCCAGCGTGCCGAGCGCGGCCGTGAACGCCTCCGTGGAGGCGATAGCCTCCCCGAAGTTGCCGAAGGACAGCACGTTCGACACGAGCCCCTTCATGGCCTCAGCGGTGTTGCCGCCCGTGGCGGTCAACTGCTCGAGGCTTTCCCGCATCTTCTCCGTGGCCTCGTGCGTGGCCTCGGCCGCGTGGTGCATCCCCTCTTCGTGCGAAGTGGCGTCTACGTGGATCTTTACGTCTACGGTGTCATCCGACATTGGCGCCCCTCACATTGCACTTAGAGTTCCGCCCTCGGCGTTGAACATTCCTACCAGCACGCCGAAGTCATCGTGCTTCGCCTCAACCGTCGGCGTGTTTTCTGACTTCTGCGGTTCCCAATGGGCTTGCACGACCGCCAAGCGTCGGAGCGAAAGGTGGGGGGCTGGAAACTCCTGCCAGTAGTCCATGAGGCTTTGCGCCTCCGGCAGCGTCACGTCGCGCGCGACCTCGGACGGCAATCGCCCAAGGCCGGTTGCGACGTGGTTTATCAGCCACCGCCAATTCACTTCGGCGTGGCGGCCCCCACGTTTCCCGAGGGGAGTTCCCGCGTGGGCTTCATGCCGCTGCTACCGAGGACCGCTTGGATCAGCGGCAGCAGGTTGTTCGTGTCCACGTGGACCCGCAACACCGTCTCGGTGATCGGGTAGTTGCGCTGAAGCGCCGGCAGCACGAACGCGAGAGCCGCGTTCATGCGCTCGGCTGCGGTGCCAGCCTTGGAGATGCCGGCGATGCCGGCTTGGATGACGGGGTCTTCCATCTGGCCGAGAGAAAGGCCCGGCACGATGACCGGGCCGATCTCCCCGCCGAGATCGACCGGGATGCCGGCAAACTTCGGTGGGAGTGCGCTCATTGGATTTTTCCTTGTCGTGGGGATTGCGAGCAGCGACTACGGTTACAGCACCGTGGTCAGGGACCCGATGTTGTTCGACGCATCCGCAAAGGCGGCGAAGTCGAACGACGGGATCTGGAAGTCCTCGAGCTTCGTGGCGAAGCCGAGCTTGTTGGCGATGCACTGGTTGAGGCGCAGGTTGAATTGCTGGCCGTTGTACGACTGCGACAGCACCATCGAGAACACGGGCTGCGTGCCGAGGAACTGGTTCGTCAGCGTGACCGTGTGGCCCGTCGCCGCGACCGTGTAGTCGTAGCTGATGTAGACCGGGGTGCTGGCGTCCGCGGCAGCGAAGGTATAGACGCCCGCGGCGACGCTGTACTGCCCGGCGGTCGGACCGCTGGCGACCTGCTGCATGTACTTGCCGGTCGTGCGGTTGTAGACGCCCTCGTCCTTGGTCCACGTCGCGGAGTTCGCGACCGTGATGGTGTAGGTCGAGACACCCGGGATGCTGCCGGCCTCGTTCGCGATCAGCGCCGGGGACTGGCCCGTGGCAGCGGTCGCGCCGAAGAAGAGGTCGTTGTACGCGAGGATGTCGATGTTCGCGAACTTCGCCTTGCCGGTGATCTTGCCCTTGCCGCGGGCGACCGCGACCGGGAACTGGTACGCGCCCATCAGTTCCTTGACGGGGGCGTCGAAGTCCACCGTCACGTCTTGAAGGATCCCGAAATTGCGCGGGGTCGAGTTCGCGACCGTGTTGGTCGCAATGAGAACGCCACTGCCAAAGCCGAATTGCATGTCAGACTCCTTGGAGGAAGAGTGAGGTCAGACGCCGCTTCAATTCCCCCTTCGCGGCAGTAAGGTGATTCATCGCCTCGGTGTTCCGTGCGATGGGGCCGTTGTGAAGTTCGTCGCGGATCCACCCCTCGACGGCTTCGGAAATCTCCTGCTCGATGGTCGGCACGGGCGCGGGCGTTTCGTCCGCGTGTTCCGACAGGTCGATGTCCAGCGGTTCGCTCATGTGCGACTCCTTGAAAAGCAAAGGGCCGCCCGAAGGTGGCCCTCGCATCCGCGCGCCGAGACGCGCAGAGGGGTTATCAGTTGCCGGCGCCGAGGCCGGCGGCAACGATCTCGACGGGGATCTTGGCGACCGCGATGGTCCCGAGCGTCCCTTCGTCCGTCTCGACCTTGCCCTTGATGCGCGCCCACATGACGATGGACGGCACGCCGAGCGTTTGCTGGCCGATGTTGTCCGGGGCCAGCGCGTTGTCGATGAGGTCGAGGATCGTGTTCATTTGCGTGGACGGCGGCGTCACGCTGTCCGGCGTGGACACGTACAGGTAGAGCGTCGCGCCGAGGATCCACTTCGTCGGCTTGCCGCGCTCCGCCACCGCCTCCTGCGAGGTCTGCGCTTGGAACAGCGCGGGCATGTCGGTGGGTGACACGTCAGACCAGTGCTTCAGGGTCCGGGACATATTCGACACCGAGCCGTAGAGCGCGGCCGACAGCTTCGAGAAGAGCGCGGCGTAGGCCGTCTCACGTGGGCTACTCATGGTCCAACTCCCGCACCTTCTCGGCAATCGTCTCGCGGATGTGCCCGCGCATGGACTCGAGCGCCGGCTTCATGAAAGGCCGCGGCGCCTGCGCGGGAATGTGAACCTTGCGGCGGAAGATGAACTCGCCGCTGCCCCCGGGCTGGAACCGGAGCGCCTGCCCGTTGAGGGCGAACACGTCATGGGCGGCGATCCCAAGCTCCCACATCGCGCCGTAGGGCGTGGACGGGCTGATGCCAACCGTGGACACGATGTCGCCGGCGTTCGCGCTCGTGCGCTCGTTGATGCCCGACCGCAGGTGCCCGGTCCTGTTCTTCAGCACTTGCCCGCTCAGGTAGTCGAGCTGGATGTGGCGCTGAAGGTCAACGCCGAGGGTCTGCACGGTGCGCCGCAGGACGCTGAAGGACTTGCCGGCGATGTTCTCGAACCGCTGCGCGACCTCACGCTCGCCCGTGATCGTGGCGGTGATCTTCACGCCGGAATGAGGTTGCGGTAGGGCTGAAGGATCGCCTTGGCGGTGTCCGACAGCAGCGCCGTCACATAGGTCGTCGTCTCGCCGGCGAGCGCCTTGGACCGCTCCCCGATGCGCGTGCGCCCGCGGTACATCTGCCCGACCGTGTCATTCACGGCCTGCACGATGCCCGCCGGCTTTTGCCCGTCGGCATAGCCGGCGGTGCCCGAAATCTGGATGTTGCGACGCCCCTTGGGGAACGTCATGAATACGTTGCTCACCGGCCCGGTGTATGCCTGCGAGGCCGCCAGCAGGAACACCTTGCGGGTCTGGTCGTTGCTCGAGCCGTATGCCTCATACGTGCCCGGCGAGAGCGTGAGGCCGTTGATGACCACGGACGTGAGGGACACGATGGGGAAGTCCCGCAGCGTCACCGTGTCCTTGTCGTTGCCGTCCAGCTTCACGTTGAAGCTGTGCAGGTCCAGCGTGTCGCGGTCGAGGAATTGCAGCACGGCGCTCTCCGCGGCGGTCTGCAACGCCGTCAACAGCGGGTCGTCGGTGCCCGTGGTGACAGCGAGCCAAGACTTGATCGCGGGGAGCGTCGTGATGGGCATGGCTTACTTCTTCAGGCTGAGAGTCGCGGACTTCTGCTCGACGTGCAGCGTCAGACCGTGCGACTTCATCGTCTCGACGTGCGCGTCGGGGATGTCGATGACGCCATCCTCGTCGGCGTGGATCGGGACACCTTGGATCGAAACGGACGGGCCTGCGTTCGGAGGGAGCTTCATTTTCATTGGTGATTTCGCTTTCAAAAAGCGGGCGGGTTGAGCCGCCCGAAACCGCTTGCGCGGCCACCGAACAACCCCCCGGGCCGGAGCCCGGGGGATTGCCCCACGATGGAATCGCTGCGGCGATTAGCCGTTGGCGATATTCGTGATGACCCCGAAGGCCGGGGGGAAGTAGTTCTGAAGCACTTGGTCCGAGTACACGCCGTACTCGTACTTGCGCGAGCGCATGGGCCACTCGATCTGGTAGTAGTCCCGACGAGCCCGGACTTGCAGCACGTTGGCGACGTTCGAGAGCGGGTAGGGAAGGCGCTTCGTGGTGAACAGGATCGTGCCGGGCGGGATGTTCGGGTGGATCCGAACGGGGATCTCGGCAGCGCCGTCCATCGAGAAGCGGTTCAGGTACGAGCGCACCATGATGCCGCCCGCGACCATGCCCTGCTCCGAGTTGAACACGAAGCGTTGCGCGGCCGTCGAGGAACCAGCGACGATCTTCTTGCTGATGTTCAGGGCTTCCTGCGAGTTCACCCAGATGGTGTCGGGGGTGAGCCGGTAGTTGTCCCAGAACGACTTCAGCGCCACGTCGATTTCGACGATGCCGCCAGCGGAGTCCGACGTGAGCGGCGTGCCGATGCCGGCCGTACCCGTCGCCTGCGAGGCGAAGTACGAGTTCAGCGATTGGCTGCACATGGACAGCAGGCCGTCGAAGGCCAGCGGGTTGCGGCTGTTGTCCCCGGAGAGAGCGGACGAAAGCTGCGTGCCGGTCGCGGCGGCGGAGATGACGACCGAGTTGATGGTCGAGATCGCGCCGAGGACTTCCGAGCCGACCGTGGTGGACCAGAACCACGCATAGGCGAAGGCGCCCTTGACGGAGGCAACCGTGGCCGAGATGGTGGAGGTCGCGCCGGTCGTGACCTGCGTGGCGTTCGTGGACTTCTGGGCGGAACCGCCGCCGTAGTTGTCCACCGAGCCGTCCGCGTTGGTGCGGGCGACAGCGCCGAGAACGCCGCCGGAGACGCTGGCGGTCGAGAAGCCGTCGAGCGTCAGGGCGACGCAAACGACGGACCACGTGCCGGCGGCAAGGGTGCCGCCCGTCGTCGAGGTCGCGAGCGCGGGCGTCGGCGTGACGCCGAGCGCGAGGCTGTTGTTCCCGCCGAGGATCATCTTCTCTTCTCCGATCATCACGGAGCGGAGCAGTCCTTCGACCGTCAGCGCCTTGATGTCGTCGAAGCCCTCAGCGGCGAAATCCGCCTCGAACGTCGCGTAGTCCTCGAGGCCGATCGTGCGGTAGGCCGCGGTGTAGTCCTGCGTCGAGGTCGAGATGACGCCGCCGCGATTGCCGCCGCCCACGCCGAGCGCGACGCCGGACGTGTTGACGCCGGTGATGGCGCGCCAGTTGGCCTGAATGCCGCCCTTGCCGGAGACGCGGGGCGTCTCGTTGCGCAGGGGGGTCAGGACCGGGTACAGGAGCTTCGCCGGGGCTTCGAGGTCGTAAGCGGTGATGCCGCTGACGGCGCTCGAGGCTTGCGAGAACGCCTTGGCGAGTTCGGGGTTGGCGGACTTCTGGGTGGCGATCATCGCGTCGCGCACCGCCTTCTGGGCCGCAATCGCGGCAATGGTGGGATCCATGCTGTGTTCCTTTCAGAACGAAAAAAGCAGGCGGTGGCCTGCTCTGGTCGAAAAAAAAGCCGCCCGAGGGCGGCCGAGACTGGTTGGAGTGGGATTACTTGAAGAGGGGTTGACCCCCGGCCATGTGGACAGCTTTCAGAGCACTTGCCACCGCGTTGACTCCCGTGCTGTCCACCTGACCTGCGCGGACGGGTTCAACCTGCGTGTTCTTGTCGAGCGCGCCCACGTCCGCGCCGCGCGGAACCACGCGCAGCGAGATACGGGGGGCCTCGGGTTGCGCCTCGAGCTTCGTCAGGCGCTTCTGCAACTCCGCCACTTCACCGGCGTGGGTGTCGGCCTGCACCTTCAGGGCCTTCTCCACCGCTTCCACGACGGCGGCGTTCACGACTTCCGTGAGCTTTTCGACCGGCGTGGACGCCGTCACGTGCTTGGCGACCGTATCCGCGATGGCGGCCTTGTCCGGCTTCTTGCCGTCCTCGCCGTCCTCGTTCGGCTCGTCCTGCGAATCGTCGTCCTCTTCGCTGTCCGTGCCGTCCGGGTTCTTCTTTTTCTTCTTCTTGGCCTTGGCCTCGTTGGAATCCTCGTGCGTGTCGCCGCCGTCCGGGGCGCCGCTCGAATCGCCGCCGGCCTTGGCGACCTCGGCATCCGCCGCCTTGGCGGGGGTCTTTTCGTCCGTGCCGTCATCCTTCGAGGACTTCGGCTCCTTCTTGTCCTCGGGCTTTTCGTCCGAGGCTTTCGCGTCCTTGGCGCACTTGGCGCCGAGCTCGCCGCAAAGGTCGTGCATCTTCTGCACGCGCTCGAGGTCCGCCTTGCTGTGGCGCTTGCCTTCCTTCACGAGATCGGCGCGCAGGCCCTTGGCAAGCTCGCCCATCGAGGCGCCGAGCGAGAGCAGTGCGCCCGGGCCGTCGTCGGCATCGGGCTCCGCCTTCAGGGCTTCCGCCTGAAGCGCGACCATGTCCACGAGGGCTTCCGCGAGCAGCACCGCGGCGGCCTTGGCCTGCTCCGCAACGGCGCCCGCCTCTTCCCCGAGCAGCGAGGCTTCCCACTGGATGTAGGAGAGCATGTTCGCGAGCATCTGGACCGCGCCGGCCATGTCCTGCACGACGTAGAAGGACTTCGCCAGCGCCGGCTTCGCGGCCTTGGCGGCGTCCGCATCCCCTTCCGGGAAGCGCGCCTTGAAGGCGTCCGCGACCTTGGCGCGCACCGCCTCGTGTTCCTCGGGCGTGGCGTAGAGCGCCTTGGCCGAGTCCTGCTCGACGTAGAACATCGCGGCCTTGACCTGCGCGTCGGTGTCCAGCGGGAACCGCTTGTTCGCCTCGTCAGCGAACGTCGCCTTGTCGTAGCGCGCGCCGCGGACCGCCTTCAGGAGATGGTCCGTGGTCTGGGCCACCGTCAGGTGGTTGGCGGCGATGGTCTTGAGCAGTGCGTCCACTTCCTCGGCGGTGCCGTGGACAGTGATTTCGTCGGCGGGCGCGGCCTTCTTGTTTTCGGGGTCCATGTGATCTTCCTTTGGCGCGTGCGCCTTGAATTGCTTTTGCATGACGGTGCCGTCCGCCTTCTGGACATCGAAGAAGAGAGCCGTCGGGATGCACGGCTTGTCCACGAGGGACACTTCGATGGGCTTGGCGGTGTACCGGGTCAGCGGGCCGTCCTGCCACTGCTTGACGTACTCCCCGCCCATGGACAGGCCCGTGTAGACGCCCTCCACCACCTTGTTCCACTCCGCGTCGTCCACGACCTTGACCTGCATGTCGATGGCCTTCTCGGCGTGGTTGAACTCGATCCCGACCACCTTGCCGGCGGCGATGGAGTCGTGCATCGCGCGCACGTTGCCAAGGCTCTTGCCGGCGGTGGCCGCCTTCGTCTCGTCGGACCACGCCTTGAAGTGCGGGGCCGTGGACTCGTAGTCCATGATCTCGCCGGACAGGTCCGGCACTTCCTGCGCGGCACGCGCGAAGATGAGGCGCTTTTCCTCATCGACTTTCGTGATCTGCGCGAACATCTGGGCGCGTGCCATGGCCGCCCCTTACAGGACAGGAACCGACGCCACGGCGGGCGGCGATGCCGGGTTGAGGGAGGCGGGGTCCGCGGACACGAGGCCGTCCTGCACCACCACGTCCAGCGTCACCTGCGCGGCGCTCTCCGCCGTCACGACGGTCCAGCCGAGCCGCAGGAGGCCGGCGTACTGCGGGCTGTCCTGAAGGACGCTCGCCTGCCCGGAGGCATTGGGCGTCACCATCGAGCCGTCCTGAAGGAAGGCTTGGCTCTGGCCCGCGGGGGCCTGCATCGTTACGAGTACAGCACTCATGTGGTTTCCTCTTCGTTGTCTTGGCCGGCATTTCCGGTCACGGGGATCACGGTGCAGACGCAGTTCGGATGGAACGGAGGCGCGTCGTCGCCGTTGTCGAATGCGGCGTCCAGAGGGATCGGACCTTGATCCGCCGCGTCATTGCACTCATCGTCGATGTCGTGTTCGGAGCCCAGAATCGACTCTTTCATCTCCACGACACCGCTCGCTTTCCAGCCGGCGATGTTGCCGCTGTTGTGCGCGAAAGCCATCTCCGTCCGGGCGATGGTGTAGGCCCGGGCGTCGCTGAAACCGTAGGACTCGATGATGGCCGCTTCCAACTGCGGCATCGACATCCCTTCCTCGAGCGCGTCCGCCAGCGTGGAGCGCAGGGCCTCGCGGGTGGCGTCGCTGATCTGCCACGAGGCGTTCGGGTTGTCCACCACCGAGCCGTCCGGCAGCACGCGCTTGCCCACGAGTTCCGCTGCGCGCGTGCGCGCCCACGCGAGGCTGAAGTCGCTCAACTGCGTCAACTGGTCGGGCGTCAACTCCACGCCCACGTTGTCCGCCGCGGCTGCCGCGGTGGTTTCCAACTCCGCGCGGATTACGTCGCGGAGCGCCTGCATGATCTCTTCGTCCATGTCGGACAGGTCCAGATCGGCAATCGCCTTGTCGATCATGGCCTCCGTGACCTCGCCGCCCTTGAGCAGCTTGCCCACGTGGAACTTGCGGCCGAGTTCTTCGGCCAGCTTTTTACCCCACGAACGGAATACCTTGCTCACCTTCGCCGCCGGCACCGCGCTCACCTTGTCGAGATGGCGGATGAACTCCGGGGCGCCGCGCACCTTGCGCCGGCGACGGCGCGGCTTGCCCTTGCTCATGGTGGCGAAGCAGGAGCAGGCCGGCTTGAGGTCGGCCCCCACGTAGATCGTGAGGCGCATTAC